TTTTCTATTGTGAACTTCTCTTTGCCTGAGGGACCACAGCGTCAAAAGTTGATTGCTACTCCTCGCCTTTGGAAGTCTCTTCATGCGGCTCACTTCTCCCCACAGGGTCCTCTTATAAAGAACTACTGGGCGCTTACTCGTACAGGTATTAAGCAGACAACTGCTTACAACATTGTCCCTGTCAAGGGCCGCGATTTGGTAGACGACTGGAACATTCCTTTTTCTGAGCAAGAGGCTGACGCGCTAGTTGCTACCTTTGCACCATTTACTAAGGACGACGTTAAAATTCCTACATGGGAAGAACTTGAGGAAGTTGCCCGTTCCCTAGGTAACTAAGACTCAACAACTGTTAGAGGCTGGGCACCCCCTTCCCCAGCCTCTAACTTATTTGAAGGGACATCTGTGAACATAATTACCACTAGGTCTCAGTTAGACGAGATGGTGGAGTACTACTTAAAGCAGGAGAGTTTCGCCTTTGATGTAGAGACCGTAGGCACTCACCGCGGAGTTCCAGCGGTTAATGAGGTCATGTGGATTTCTTTTGCTACTCGTGGCCGTGGCGATGTTATTCCTATGGGCCACCCAAATGGGGAGTTTATAGAGGCGATTAAACCTTTAACTGGGCAAGGACAAAAGCGTGTAGATGCTGGCCTTAAGGCTAGAGAGGCTGATTACTCTCGTGATGCTACAAAATACCTAAAGAGGTATACCCCCGCCCCTACTCAACTATTTCCTGCTGAGGTCTTTGAGGCGCTTAGGCCCCTTATGTTTAATGAGAACATTATTACCATCGGTCACAACCTTGTCTTTGACCTTTCCTCTGTTGCTAAGTACTACGGTGGGCAGGTGCCTTCTGCTCCTTACTTTGACACCATGGCCGCTTCATTCCTTTACGACAGCCGTAATTTTGGCAAGTTAGGTCTAGATGACTGCGCCCTTAGGGAATTTGGCTACAAAATGGTGAAGGGCATTGGAGCGCAGGTTGAGAATTACGCCTTTGATGAGGTGGCTAAGTATTCGTACATAGATGCTAAGTACACGTTTTTACTCTGGCAAGTACTGGTTCCTAAGTTGGCTGAGTCTAAAGTAGAGCGGGTTATGGCTTTGGAGATGGACCTGCTACGGGTCTTATGCCAGATGAAACTTGCTGGCGCCCACATTGACGAGAACCAGTTGAACCTTCTTAAGGAGCGGTTAGAGGCTGAGGTAGAGGTCATTCGTTCTGACATTTATCGGATTGCTGGCGAGGTCTTTAACATTAACTCCAACGCCGAGAAGCAGAGGATTCTTTATACCCCCGTCTCTGCTGGTGGCCGTGGCCTGAGAACCACCTTTATTACTGGCCGCGGTAAGAAGGTAACAGCCGATGAAAGAGACCACACAGACTATTCTGTATCTGCGGAGGCGCTAGAAGAGAACTCCGAAGACGAGTTAGTAAAGGCTCTTCTTGCTTACGCTGAAATCAATAAGTTGTTAAGCACTTATGTAATTCCTTATGTAGGTGGGGAGGTTATTAAGGTCACCTCTGGCAAGACAAAGACCGAGATTAAGGCGCCTAAGTTAATCAATGGAAAGGTCTACGGAGACTTTAAGCCCCTTGGTACCCTTACAGGGCGCTTCTCCTCTGCCAACCCTAACCTTCAGAACTTGCCGGCCCCAAATGACAAACTGCCACCTGACCGAGATTTTGGCACTTTGATTAGAAACATGTTCTGGGCGCCCGAGGGCTACAAGTTGGTGGTAGCCGACTACTCTCAGATTGAGCCTCGCATCATTGCCGCTATGTCCAAGGACCCCATTATGTTGGGCTATTACAAAGGTGGCGGTGGAGACATTTATACAGAGGTTGGCAACACTATGGGTATTGATAGAAAGGCAGGAAAGACCCTTGTACTTTCTATTGCTTATGGGGTTGGTCCTGAGAAGATTGCCGCAGACGTAGGGTGCACAAAGAAAGAGGCAGAGAAGTTACTTTCTGACTTCTCCGCGCACTTCCCCTCGGTAGACATGTACAAGGCGCGGGTGATTGGTGCGGCAAGAAATGTCGGCTATGTATCTACAGTTTTACAGAGACGGCGTTACCTACCTGATTTAAAATCTAACTTTAGGGAGTTTAGGTCAAAGGCAGAACGCCAAGCATTTAATACTCGTATTCAAGGTTCAGCCGCAGACCTTATTAAACTTGCTATGATTAAGGCTTACGACTCCCTTCCGAAAGGGGCCCAAATTATTCTTACCGTGCATGATGAAATCGTTACCTTAACCCCTGACGCGGTAGTAGAAGAGACACGTGAGGCCATTCGTTCTGCGATGGAAGGCATTGACATAGTAGATGTGCCATTAACCGTTGACTTGTCTGTAGTCCAAAAGTGGGGTGAGGCTAAGTGATTAACCCCTTTAAGCGTAGGAAGGAAGAAGAGCACGAGATTGTTGCTCACGAAATTCCTTTTAGCACAATGGCGCGGTGGTTTATCTATGACGCTCACCTTGCAGAGGAAGTGCCTGACCTTGCCGTTAAAATTGGTCTTACACCTATTAGTGAAGAGGGTGAAGAGAAGGAGATACAGGACAGCGCTAGACGGTTAGAAGCAGTTGCTAACTTGTATCCTCTTATTGAATCTATCGCTGAGGTAGCCGCTCGTTCATTGACTGTTCTTAACCTTGAACTTGTAGCAGACCAAATAGCAGGTCTAGACGAAGAAGAGCAAGAAGAGCAACAAATTAAATTTCATTCAACATTTAAGGCTGTTGCGGCCGCTTCTATTTTGGGCGCTCTTACTATTGGTTTAGATTTAGGAATGATAGAGAGCAGCACAATGTCTTCACGGTTAGAGCAAATAGTAAAGGAAGAAGATTATGAGTAGTGCCGATTGGTTTGCTAATAAGTTAGGGGCACCACGACCTCAACAGACGCCTCCTCAATACGTAGCACCCCAGCCCGCTACCTATGTTCCTTCGCAATACAACTACCCACCCTCTCAACAGGTAACGCAACAAGCACCACGGTGCCCCGGTTGTGGAAGTGGAAATTATGGTAGTGTGCAAAATGCAACACCTCGTTGCTATGACTGTGGGTGGCCACTACAGCAGTCAGGTAGTGGGCTAGGTAAAGGAATTATTACTCCCGGAGCCTCCTCTGCTGGACCCGCATCACCAGCACGGCAAGTACCTACAGGAACATTTAATGGCTCGGTCCCTATGATTGGACCAGACGGAGGATTTAGACAGTGACCAACCTCAGCGGTGACCTCGCTAAAGTTTTTCTTAAGATTAATAAAAAGTACGGAACAGACACAATAGTTTTGGGTAGCGACATTACCCAGACTGGGGGCCGAATAACCTCTGGCTCCTTGACTTTAGATGTAGCCCTCGGCGGAGGTTGGCCAACTAACCAATGGCACGAATTAATTGGCGAATCTACGAACGGCAAGACGGCTATTGCCCTTAAGACTATTGCCGCTAATCAAAAGCGTGACCCAGAGTTCACAACTGTATGGGTGGCCGCTGAAGAATGGGTGCCTAGTTATGCCGAGATGTGCGGGGTAGACTCTGCTAGAGTCTACGTTGTATCTACAAACATTATGGAGGAGGCCTATGAGGCGGTCATTGAGATTGTGGAAAGTAAGGCTATTGACTGCATTGTTATTGACTCGCTACCGGCTCTTGTTCCTAGCGCTGAAGATGACAAAGAGATGGAGGAAGCAACCGTTGGACGCGGAGCGCTCCTTACTAACAAGTTTTTTCGTAAAGTGGGAAAAGCATCGAAGCGCTCACTCGTCACCCCTGAACGACCCTTTATCGGATTAATCATTAATCAATGGCGTTCCAAGGTAGGAGTTATGTACGGAGACCCCCGCACTACGCCGGGCGGCCTAGGTAAGGATTACGCTTTCTTTACACGCCTTGAGGTTCGTCGTTCTAAGTGGCACGAGATTGGCTCAGGAGATAACAAAGAGAAGATTGGCCAAGAGATTAAGGTCAGAGTCTTTAAGAACAAGTCTTCCGCGCCCGGGTCAGTTGCCACGATTGATTTTTATTTCAAATCAGAAGATGGGCAAGTAGCAGGTGGTTTTGACTTTGCTAAAGAGACTGTATCTATAGGTAAACTTCTTGGTGTATTAGAGAGAAAAGGGGCGTGGTATTACTACGCTGGTAGACAGTGGAATGGTGAAGATGCTATTCTCGCCTCTGTACGGGAAGAGATTGACTTGAAAGAAGCACTCGAAAAGGATGTACTAGACGCCATTAAGGCTGGCTCTAAGTTTGTCAATGAAGAGTAACGGTCTTAAAAAGTCACAGAAGCACGAGGCACGGTTAGCAAAGGTTTTTAATGGCGAGGTACAAGTCGCCAGCGGAGCCCTTTGGAGCCGTAAAGGCGATGTCCGTACCGACGATTTGCTCATAGAGCATAAGTACACGGGCAAAGCCTCCTTTACCGTCAAAGCCGCGGTTCTGGAGAAGATAGTCAAGGAAGCAATACTTGACAGTCGTATGCCTGTGCTGGGGGTAAGTCTCAATAATGAGAACTATGTTTTGTTGACCGAAGACGATTTTCTGGAGTTGCGCCAAAACCATTTGGAGCATCAACAGTGTATGAAGAAGACCTTGGTCCCGAGCCATGGAGATACAAAGGAAAGTGCCGCGGAGTAGAGACCAATCTATTCTTTCCCCCAAGAGATAAAACCCAATACAAAGTTATAGCCGATAAGGCCAAGGCTCTGTGCTTGGGGAATGATGGCTTTCCAGAGTGTCCTGTACGTAAAGAGTGCCTCCTTTACGCAGACAAGATGGAAGATACTCACGGTATCTGGGGCGGCATGAGTCACCGAGAAAGAAACGCGCTTAAACGTAAAGCAGAACGCGCCGGTAAAACTCTCAGAGAATGGATAATGCTATCCAAATAGTGATAAGGTTTTGGCAATGGACGCCGCTTCCCAATTAAAAAAGTTCGTAGACGTGGGTAAGAAAAACACGCGCCTTCTAGGTTCAGTTGAACGCTACATCATGGCTAAACCAGCCGACCTGTCCCGTAGAACAGATGTCCTCCACCCCTCTGAAATGGTCCAGTCAGATTGGTGTTACCGCGCTTCTTACTTCCAATTACTAGGCGCCCCTCCAATAGAAAGTCGGGCAATGACTTTAGGCAGAGCCACAGTATTTGCCGAAGGCCACATCATTCACTCTAAATGGCAAGGCTGGCTTAAAGGCATGGGGGTTTTATGGGGCAGTTGGTACTGCTATGAGTGTGAAGAATACTTTTGGGGGTTGCCAGACTGCCACGATGGCCCTATTGCTTACAGAGAAGTGCCGCTCTATTATGAACCCCTCCGTATTAGCGGGAGCGCAGACGGTTGGATTAAGGGCGTAGGCGCCGACATGATGCTAGAGATTAAATCCGTAGGTATGGGAACCCTGAGGTATGAGTGCCCAGAGTTACTAGCCGAGAACAACTACGATTTTGAGGCTACATGGAAGGCCATTAAAGCACCCTTTATGAAGCACATTATGCAAGTGCAGTTGTACATGAAGTTGGCCGAACTTAAAGGTATGGAGTCTCCTGAAGAGGCCATCATTATTTATGAGGCCAAGCCCAACCAAGAAGCCAAAGAGTTCGTCATCCCTAAAGGAGATTTTGGTATTACCCCGCTGCTAGATGCGGCCGCTATGATTGTGGATGCTGTAAAGAACCAAACCCCACCTGAGTGCAACATCGCCTCAGGAGGTTGTGCAAAATGTAAGGGCTATAAATGACAGAACTACATACCACTGAGTTAACTGACGCTATCTTTGTAATACTTAACCAGCAAGGGCTTCCTGTAAAGCAGAATCTAGAGATAACCCCACCAGACTTCCCTGCTGATGTGACCTCAATAGATGACCAAGACTTAATGGCTCTAGCCCGCGCCTACATGGAGAACTACAACTTCCTTTTGACACAGGTGGCTTGTGCAGAGTTGGCGGTAGAGGAGATAGAGAACAAGTACGACTTAGAGACGGCCAAACTACTAGTCAGCCTGTCTACTGGAAGCAAGGCTACGGCCACCCTTATTAAGGCCCAGATTTTAATAGAACCAGAGATTCAAAAGTTATCTACAGACCTATTGCACGCTAAGGCTTACTACAAACTGCTGAAAACTACTCTAGATAACCTAGAGCGTCACTACCAGTTGACCAGCCGAGAGTTAACGCGCCGAACATCTGTTCTAAAGGCTAGGGGCTTTTAATGCCTATCAAACTATTTGATTTCGGAAACAAGATAGATGACACTAAGAAGATTTTTGTAGGGATAGACGCCTCCTACAGTGGGTTTGCTATTTGCCTCCTTCAAGAGGACTCCTACTC